TGCGCGCCGGCATGGCGACGTTGGCCGTCGCCGAGAAGCACGACGTGCACTACTCCACCGTGCGCAAGGCACGGACCCGTGTGCTCGGTCGGCAGCGCAAGCACCGGCGCTGGAACCGATCGCGGCTCGCGATCGCTTGCGCGCAGGGAATGACCATCGCCGAAGTGGCTGCTGCGTGCCGGTGCTGCTACGGCACCATGCGGCAGGTGCTGAAGCGCTTCGGGCTGAAGTGCAAGCGCGTCGACAGGCGGATCAAGATCAGCCGCGCGGCGTTCGTACAGGACTGGCGCGATGGGATGCCGTTCCGACAGATGGCGCGGAAGCACGGCTTCAAGTCCGTGCACGGGGTGAAGACCAGGCTGCGGCGGGAAGGCGTGCCGGTGGACCGGCAGGCGGTGAGCGCGTGATCGTCCTCGGCCTCGATCCCGGCATCACGACCGGATGGGCGATCTACGACTGTGCCCACCGCCACTGCATCGCCGGCGGCGAGTTCCCCGGTCACAGCATCCCGAACGATCTCGCCGACCGTTCGCAGTTGTGCGTCAACGTCATCGAGCGCTTGCGTCCGCACGGCGCGAGCTACCCGCAGGTCGTCGAGGCCGCGTACGTCTGCGGACGCCTCGTGGGGATGCTCGGCGACGAGCGGCGCCCAGTGCACGAGTTGCGCCGCGACGACGTGCGTCGAGAACTGCAGATCGCGACGCACGGGGCGATTCAGGTCGCCGACGACACGACCGTTTGGGCTGCCCTGCGCCTCCTGCACGGGGACGGCTGCACGCGTCAGGGCGGGCCGCTGCACCTGCTGAAGTCCAGCGAGGCGGGGCACCAGCGCGCGGCGTTGGCCGTCGCTGTCGCCTGGTGCATCCGCGAGCGGCTGTTCGTGCCGGCGGGGGCCGCGTGACGCGTCTACTTCTTCTCGGCGGCGGCGCGGCTGGCCGCGATGGCGGCGCGGACGCGTTCCAGGTCCAGCTTCAGGCCGGCAGCCAGCACCGAAACCGTCCCGAGGTGGGGCTTTGCGACCTTCCCGTTGCGGAGTCGCCAGACAGTTCGGGGATCGAGGCCGTTCTCGGTGCACCACTCGGTCAGCCCGTGCCCGTCCCGCAGAGCTACAGCGAGCAGGTCGTCCAGGGTCTCGGGGCGCTTCGGCACGCGCTGCCTTCTAGCGCAAATGTCCGAGGGAATCCAACCGAGCCGCTTGACTTCATCGTGCAAATGTCCGAAAAGGACCGAAGCAAGAACGCCCCGGCCGCCGCCAGTCTTGGCGGATCAACGGCGACCGGAGCTGACCAGGAACCGCAAGGAACCCAGCCGATGACCACCGTAGCCACTGCGCCAGCTCCGGCGCAACAGAGCGCCTCGCGCCTCCCCGCTCGCCTTCGCCGCGCCCTGCTGCTCGGGATCCGCGCGCAACGCACCCAGCGCCACGTCTACCCGGACGGCATCTACACGGCGCGCAACCAGCACTTCGAACCGTCGATCCACTGGGGCACGGTCGCCATCGGGAAGGCGGTCGAGCAGATGACGGAAGGCGAGCTGGCCTACTTCAACGCCGGCCTGCGCGCCAAGTCGCCGTCGCGCCCCAGCTCGCGGCGCAGCCAGCAGGTGCTCCGCTACTCGAAGCTGCTGCGCGACCTGCTCGCGACGCGTGACGACGAGGGGATGCTCCGCCGCCTGCGGCTCTGGCTGCGGAAGAACCTGCTGCCGAAGGTCGTGCTGACCGCCGCGGACCGCGCGCAGGCCGCCGAGGCCGGGAGGCGCGCGTGACCAAAGGCATCTCAGCCGGATCCGGCGTTGGCATGGATCGGAAGGTGTCGGCTCGGCAGCAGCTGATCATTCGCTGCCAACGACAGATCCTGAATCTTCTTGGGCGGAGTTCGCCGTCGCAGGAGTGCCGATCACTGCTGGCGGACCTCAAGAACTTCATCACCAACCAACCCAAGGTGCGGCCCGTCGATCTGCCGCCGTGCGACCCTCACGCCATCTGGCTGCGAGCAACTGCGCACTGGACGGAGAACAGGGGGCAGATGATCGAGAGGGCCATCGCGGCTGGGACGCCCGTCCCGGTGCCGGCCGGAGACCTCGCGGCGATGCGGGACAGGATCGAGATTCTGACGAACATGATCCGTCATGTTGACCGCGAATTCGCAGATGACTTGAAGCGGGCCGACGAGGCTGGGAGGCGCGCTTGAGCACCTACGACCTCCGCGAGCAGCAGCTCGCCGCTTGGACCGAGCGCCGTGCCGACGAGACGCGCGCGATGCTGGCGACGGCCGGCACCGCGCCGCAGCCCGAGGGACGGCACACCAGCGAGGACGGGAAGTGCCTGCGCTGCCGCGGCGCGCTGTTCGTCCTGGAGCGGCAACCGCACCTGCAGCGCGACTGGTGCTCGTGCTCCTTCTGCGGGTCCACCATGCCGGCGGTCATCGGATCGGCTGGCGAGCCGATCCGCATGCCGGGGCTCGCTGAGTCGGCCGCCGCGAAGGCGTCGCTCGCGCTCGGCTGCATCGCCTCCCTCGCGGTCCTGCTGTGGGACGCGCACCTGAACTACCTCAATCACCAGTAACCAAAACCCTAACAACGGAACCAGGAGAACGACAAATGGCAATCTCGCTCGCAGACATCAAGCAATCCCGCATGGGGCCGCCGCGCCTCGTCATCTACGGCCCCGAAGGCGTCGGCAAGACCACGCTGGCCGGGCAGATGCGCAAGCCGGTGTTCATCGCCGCTGAGGACGGATTGCCGAACGGCGTCGCCTCTCTTCGCCCGACCAACTACGCCGAGGTGCTGCAGTGCATCGAGGCGCTGATCAACGAGGAGCACGACTACAAGAGCGCGATCCTTGATTCGGCCACGGTCATCGAGCCCTGGCTGCACGACCACGTCGTTGCGACGGTGCCTCACGAGAAGGGGCACATGGTGCCGAACCTCATCGCCTACGGCTTCAACAAGGGATTCGACCACGCGGAGAAGGAGTGGCGGCACACGCTGCTCGCCGGCCTCACCGCCCTGCGCGACATCCGGGGCATGAGCGTCTGCCTGATCGCGCACGCTCACACCGAGCGCGTGGAGAACCCCGAAACCGACCCCTACGACCGGTTCCAGATCAAGGTCCACAAGAAGGCCGCCGCCGCAATCTGCGAGTGGGCCGACGCGGTCCTGTTCGTCAACCCGAAGGTCGCCGCGGTGAAGGCCGGAGAAACCCGCAGCGGCGAGGAGCGCAAGCGGGCAGCAGGCGACGGCAGCGCCGTGATCTACACGACCTTCCGCCCGGCTTGGCAGGCGAAGAACCGCTACTCGATGCCGCGCGAGGTGCCGCTCGTGCAGGGCGACCCGGCCGCGACGTGGGCGCCGATCCAGGCCGCCATCGACGCGAAGGTCACGTACAGCCCGACCGAGGTCCTGCGCGACGCCTTCATCAATGGAGCGCCACCGCTCCCGAACTGCGCTGCCACCAGCTGACACACACAACCTGTCCCGTAACTCCAAACACGAAACGCAAGAGAGAAAGAACGAGAACGACAATGGGTAACCTCAACTTCGACGCCTCCGGCATCGCCCCGACCACTGCCTTCGACCCGCTGAAGGATGGCTGGTATGCCATGCGGATCATCGAGTCCGAGATGGTGCCGAGCGAGAAGGCCGGCGACATGCTGAAGCTCCGCCTCGAGATCGACGAGTCGGCGCACCCGGAGATGGCGAACCGCAGCGTGTTCCACCGGCTCTGCCTGAACCACCCGACCAGCGCGCAGGCGCGCGAGATCGCGCAGCGCACGCTGTCGGCGATCTGCCACTCGATCGGCAAGCTGCAGATCAGCGACACCGAGGAGCTGCTCGGCCAGTCGCTTCGCGTGAAGGTGAAGGCGCTGCCGGCGCGCACCGACGCCGCCACCGGCAAGACCTACGAAGCCAGCAACGAAGTCGCTGGCTACAAGGCGCTGAGCGAGAAGGTGGAGGCGTCGGCCCCGGCCCCGGCCACCACGCCGACGGCGAAGCCCGCCGCCACCACGGCGCCCGCGGCGTCCCGTCCGGCCACGCCCAGCTGGAAGAAGTGACCCATGGCCACTCCCTCCTGGGTCCGACCTGTTGCGGGGGCGCCGGCTGCGAAGCCGGTGCCCGCCGCACCGAAGCCGCCGGCGACGCCGGCAACAACGCCACCGGAAGCGCCGCAGGTCCCCGCGGCGTCGGGTGGCCTGACCATCGTTCGTCTCACCGCCGAGAACGTGAAGCGCCTGAAGGCGGTCGAGATCGTGCCCGACGGCAATCTGGTGGTGCTGTCGGGCAAGAATGCGCAAGGCAAGAGCTCCATCCTCGACGCCATCACCTACGCGCTCGGCGGCAAGGGTGCGGTGTGCGCCGAGCCCATCCGGCGCGGGCAGGAATCGGCCGAGATCGTCTGTGACCTCGGCGACCTGGTCGTGAAGCGCCGGTTCACTGCCGGCGGTGGGACCACGCTCGAGGTCACGTCGCGCGAAGGGCTCCGCTTCCCGTCGCCGCAATCGATGCTCGACAAGCTGGTAGGCGAACTGACGTTCGACCCGCTCGCGTTCGCGCGGCAGAGCGCGAAGGACCAAGTCGAGACCCTGCAGCGACTGCTGGGTCTGGACTTCTCGGAAGCCGATCGCGAAGCCGAGCTCGCCTACAACGAGCGCACGCTGGTCAACCGCGAGCTGAAGGCCGCAGAGGCGCGGCTGAAGGCGATGCCGCCGATGCACGCAGGCACGCCGAAGGAGCCGGTCAACCCCGGCGACCTTGCTGGCGAGCTGCAGAACGCCAACTTCACCAACAGCGACAACGCTCGGCGTCGCCAGCTGGCCGACAGCTGCCGCGAGGACCTGCGACACCGACAAGCCGAAATCGTCAGGATGCGCGAGGCGCTTGCCCGAGCAGAGGCAGAGCTGAAGGAGCTGACGACGAAGCAGGCGGAGCAGGAAGCGCGCGTCGCCCTCCTCGTCGACGTCGACACCAAGCCGATCCTGCAGCGGATGCGCGATGCCGACGCGGTCAACCAGCGCGTGCGGGCCAACCAGCAGCGCGCCGAGGTCGAGAAGGAGGTCGCGGCGAAGAGCGCGAAGTCCGACGAGCTGACCGGCCGCCTCGACGAGATCCAGCAGTGGAAAGCCAACGAGGTGGCGAGCGCCAAGATGCCGGTGTCCGGCCTCGGGCTGTCGGACGACGGCGTCACCCTGAACGGGCTGCCGCTGAGCCAAGCCAGCGCGGCGGAGCAGCTGCGCGTGTCGGTCGCCATCGGCATCGCGATGAACCCGCGGCTGCGCGTGCTGCTGATCCGCGACGCCAGCCTGCTCGACAAGCAGTCGCTGGCGCTGGTCGCCGAGATGGCGAAGGCCGCCAACGCCCAGGTGTGGCTGGAGCGAGTCGAGGACGACTCGGCGACGGCCGTCGTCATCGAGGATGGGATGGTGCGGGAAGCGGCGGGGGCATCGTCATGACCAATCCGACCACGACGGTCCCTGTGGTTCTCGAAGCGTGGGCATGCTTCCGCCCGGACGGAACGATCGCCCGTTACTACAAGGACCACGGGCCACTCTGCATCTTCGCCATGGAGCACGAGGCAATCTCGGCCAAGGGGGCGCAAGAGGTCGTTCGAGTGGTTGGCGTTCGTTCAGCGGCGGGGGCGCAGGCCTGATGGCGCCCCTCCCGCTGATCCCTGTCGCGACCTCGGCCGCCGCACTGCACGCCGCGTACGAAGCGCGTGCGGCCGCGGCGGCGCCGGGGTCGGAGCACGACTGGCGCCGCGACCATCTCGGCGCGTCGCTGATCGGCCACCCGTGCGATCGCTACCTCTGGCTTTCCTTCCGCTGGGCGCTGAACCCGCACCGCAAGGGGAAGCTGCTGCGCCTGTTCGAACGCGGGCACCGCGAGGAAGCGTGGATCGTCGAGGACCTGCGCGCAGCAGGCTTCGCCGTGCAGGATCGCGATCCGGCCACCGGCGAGCAGTTCCGCGTGACCTGGCACGGCGGGCACTTCGGAGGCGGCCTCGATGGGCTGGTGGCGGGGCTCCTGGAAGCGCCCAAGACGACGCACGTCCTCGAGGTGAAGACGCACAACCTCAAGTCATTCGAGAAGCTGCAGAAGGACGGCGTGAAGCGAAGCAAGCCGCAGCACTACGCCCAGATGCAGACCTACATGCGCGGCCGCGGCCTCGATCGGGCCTACTACGTCGCCGTCTGCAAGGACAACGACGAGCTCTACACCGAGCGAGTGCACTTGGAGCCGGCCTTCGCCGACGAGCTGATCGCGCGCGCGCGCCAGATCATCGACGCACCCGAGCCGCCGGCCAGGAAGCCCGAACCCGACTTCCCGCCGTGCCTCTACACCACGGCGGAAGGCGTCCAGCACCCGTGCCAGTTCCGCGACCTGTGCTTCGGCGACGGCGTAATGCCGGAGCGGAACTGCAGGACCTGCATCGACGCGACGCCCGCAGAAGGCGGTTCGTGGCGCTGCGCGAAGTTCGAGTGCGAGATCCCGAAGGAGCACCAGCGCTTCGGCTGCCGCGAGCAGCTCACCATCCCCTCGATCGTCAACATGCAGGTCGCCTCGGTCGACGAGCACGGCCGCCGCATCACCTACCAGGCCGCCGACGGCCGGTCCTTCGTGGAAGCGCCACGGGGAGGTGACGCTTGATCGCCCTCTCTCAGCAGCAAGACGCCGCCTGCGCGGCCGTCCTCGACTGGTTCACGCTGCAGCACGAGCAGGTGTTCCGGCTGTTCGGGTACGCAGGCACCGGCAAGACAAGCATCGCGAAGATCCTGGCGCAGGCGATCCGCGAGAAGAGCGGGAAGGCCGTCGTGTTCGCCGCCTTCACCGGCAAGGCCGCCAGCGTCCTGCGGGACAAGGGCTGCCACGGCGCGTCGACGATCCACAGCCTGATCTACAAGCCCGTGCAGGTCGGTTCGAAGGTCACGTTCATGCTGGCCGGCGAGGACCTGCGATCGAAGCGGGTCGCGATGGTCATCATCGACGAGTGCTCGATGGTCGGCGAGGAGCTCGGCCGCGACCTCGAGTCCTTCCGCGTGCCGATTCTGGTGCTGGGCGACCCCGCACAGCTCCCGCCCGTCGGCGGTGGTGGCCACTTCACCAACCACGAGCCGCACGTCCTGCTGACCGAGATCCACCGGCAGAAGGAGGGATGCGGCATCCTGGACATCGCGACCGCGGTGCGGATGGGGCAGCCGCTTCCGCTCGGCACCTACTCCGAAAGCGCGATCCGGCCACTGTCGGACCTGCACCGCATCGACCCGTTCGAGTTCGACCAGGTCATCGTCGGCAAGAACGCCACGCGCCGCAGCTGGAACGCCAAGATGCGCGCGCGCCTCGGCCGGACGTCGGCGCTGCCGGTCCCTGGCGATCGCCTCATCTGCCTGCGCAACAACCGCTCGGCCGGGATCATGAACGGCGAGCAGGTCACGGTGGTGGAGGCGAAGGAGGGGCCTGACGGGAACCTGCACGTCACCTTCGACCACGACGGCGACGTGAAGTCGCGCTGGGTGTCGACGCACTACCTGCTGGGCAACGAGGGCGACGCGCCGTGGAGCGGCGACGAGCTGCTGTTCTTCGACTACGGCTACGCGATCACCTGCCACAAGAGCCAGGGCAGCCAGTTCCGCCGGGTCCTGGTCATCGACGAGTCGCGCGTCTTCCGCGAGAGCGCGGCGCGCTGGCTCTACACGGCACCGCCTCGTGCGCGCGAGCACGTCACGGTGGTGCGATGAAGAAGCACACGTGCACGTGGTGGTGCCGGCCGGTGGCCGCCCTGATCGGCTCCGCAGCAGGCTGCCTCGTCGCGGCCCTGATCGTGGCCATCGTCAAGGCGTGGAGGTGGCTGTGACCGCCGCCCCCTCCCTCTTCGACGACACGCCGCTGCAGGTGCCGCCGCTCGCCATGCAGCTGCGCCCGTACCAGCAGGAAGCCGTCGACAGCATCTTCGCGTGGTTCGACAAGGAGACCGGAAACCCGCTGGTGGTGCTGCCCACCGGGGCCGGCAAGTCGCTGGTGCTCGCCGCCTTCATTCACGCGGTGCTGTCGAACTACCCGCGCGAACGCATCCTCGTGCTGACGCACGTGAAGGAGCTGATCGCGCAGAACCACGCGCAGCTTCTGCGCTGCTGGCCGGGCGCGCCCGCCGGCATCTGCTCGGCCGGGCTGCGCCGGCGCGAGCACGATGCACCGGTCCTGTTCGCCGGCATCCAGTCGACCTACCGGCACGCCGCGAAGATCGGCTGGGTCGACCTGGTCCTGGTCGACGAGGCCCACCTGATCCCGAAGGAGGGCTTCGGCATGTACCGCGCCCTGCTGAAGGACCTGCTGTCGATGAACAGCCAGCTGAAGGTCATCGGCCTGACGGCGACGCCGTTCCGCACCGGCGAGGGGTCGCTCGATGCCGGCGCCGACCGCCTCTTCCACGGCATCGCCTACTCGGCGAGCCTCGTCGAACTGATCCGCGACGGCTACCTGTCGCCGGTCACCACGAAGGCGACGGCGTCCGAGGTCTCCACCGCCGGCGTGCACCGGCAGGGCGGCGAGTTCGTCGCCAAGGAACTTGAGGAGGCCGCGCTCTCCGGCGACCTGGTTCAGCGCGCGTGCAGCGAGATCATCGCGCGCGGCGCCGACCGAAAGGCTTGGCTCGTGTTCTGCTGCGGCGTGCGGCACGCGAAAGCGGTCGCCGCGCAGATTGAGGCGGCCGGCATCACCTGCGCCTGCATCTTCGGCGACACGGACCAGGGCGAGCGCGACGAGGCGATCAACGCGTTCAAGGCCGGACGCCTCCGCTGCATCGTCAACGTGAACGTGCTGACGACGGGCTTCGATGCGCCGCACGTCGATCTGATCGCCCTGCTGCGGCCGACCTGCTCGCCCGGGCTCTACGTGCAGATGGTGGGGCGCGGGCTTCGCAGAGCGCCGGGGAAGACCGACGCGCTGATCCTCGACTTCGGCAGCAACGCCGGGCGGCATGGGCCGATCGACGCGATCGCCATCACGCAGCCGAAGGACCGGAAGGAAGACGCCAAGGACCCCACTGAGCGCGTCCTCGCGAAGGCCTGCCCGAAGTGCCAGACGCTGGTCGCTGTCGCGATGCGCCAGTGCCCAGACTGCGGGCACATGTGGCCGGAGCCGACGCCAGACCACGCGGCGAAGCCGGACGAGCAGGCGACCCTGGTGCAGGGCACGCACCCGACGGGCGGCATCGAGCGGTGGGAGGTGCAGAAGACCTTCTACCGGCTTCACCGCAAGGAGCTGAGCAAGCCGCCGACGCTCTGCGTCGAGTACCGCTGCGGGTTCCACCAGACGGCGCGCGAGTGGGTCTGCCTCGAGCACACCGGCTACGCCAGGCACAAGGCCGTCGCGTGGTGGAAGAGCCACGGCGGACAGATGCCGGCACCGGAATCGGTCGACGTGGCCCTGGCCCGAATTGAGTGCGGCGAGCTGCTCGACGTGGCCGTGGTGACGGTCGACGTGCGCGGCGAGTACCCGCAGGTCAAGGGGACTCGCATGGCGGCACGTGAGGCTGGCGAACAGGACTTCGCCGCGAAGCCGGAGACAGGAAACCCCAGCGACTACCAAGACATCCCGTTCTGACGCAGCAGACGGCGAGATCGACAGCGACAGCGACTGCAACCGCCCTGGGAGGGGCCGATGGCACAACACGAAACGAGCAGCGCCCACCCGGGCGAGGGTCAGGCATTCACTTCGCCGATCGATGCGGCACTGCGCTACGCGTCGATCGGCTGGCCGGTGTTCCCTTGCCGGCCGTTCACCAGCGTCGCCGACCGAGAGAACAAGAAGCCGCTGACGACGCACGGCTTCCAGGAGGCCACCACCGAAACCGCGCAGATCGTCGAGTGGTGGCGGAAATGGCCGCAGGCGCAGATCGCGGTCGCCACCGAGGCCGCCGGACTCTGCGTCATCGACCTCGACCTGAAGCCCGAGGAAGGCCTCGACGGGCCGGCAGCCTGGCTGCGCCTGAAGGACGAGCACGGCGCCGACATGTGCGGGCTGATCGCCAGCACACCGCGCGGCGGCCGGCACTACGTCTACGTGATGCCGGAAGGCGGGGTGCGCTCGGGCAGCGACATCGTCAAGGGCAGCGGAATCGACGTGCGTGCGAACGGGGGCTACATCGTCGTGCCGTCGCCGGCGTCGCCGGACCGATCCTGGATCGTCGGCGACCCGTTCGAAGCGGGGAGCGACGGCTCCACCGACCTCGGCGGCATGCCGGAGTGGGTCCGCAACCTGGTCACCAAGGAGCGGCGGGCGTTCACCGCCGGCGGCGACGGGGGCTCTTCCTCCCGGGCCCTCCCGCTCGACGAGCGACAGGTCGCGCGAATTCGGTCCGCCCTGGACTGGATCGAGAACGACACGCGCGACAGCTGGCTGCACGTCGGCATGGCGCTGAAGAGCACCAGCGCCGGCCAGCAAGCCTACGACCTGTGGGTCGAGTGGTCCAAGCGGACAGCCACGGGCGCCGTCCACCCGAAGTTCGACGCGAAGGACCAGCACTACCAGTGGCGCAGCATCCGCGAGTTCCGGCACAACGGCACCGAGATCACCCTCGGCACGCTGTTCCACCTGGCCAAGCTGGCCGGCTGGGCGCCAACGCTCGAGGAAGAGCTCGAGATCGAGGCCGAGCAGCTGGCGAGGCAGGCGGAGGCGATCGCCGCCGAGGTCGCGCCGGCAGCTGCTGCGGCGGTGCCCTCCCGCCCGTTCCCGCTCGAGTTGATGAACTGCCCTGGGCTGGTTGGCGAGATGGCCGACTGGATGGTGAAGAGCTCGACGCGGCCGCAGCCGGCGCTGTGCCTCGCTTCGACGCTGTGCGCGCTGGGGGCGCTGCTCGGCCGACGGGTCGCGTCGCCCACCGACCTGCGCACCAACCTCTACGCGCTGGGCATCGGCGAGACCGGCTGCGGCAAGGACCCGTCCGTGAAGCTGCCGCAGATGCTGTTCGCGCACGCGGGCCTGTCCAAGTTCGTCGGGCCGGGGGAGTGGAAGTCGGACTCCGGCCTGCGCGCCGCCCTGGTCGCCGAGCCCTCGCACGTCTGCCTGATCGACGAGTTCACGAAGGCGCTCGCGGTCATGTCCGGCCGGCAGGTGCCGCCGCACATCCTCGGCATCAAGTCGTACCTGCTCCGGCTCTTCCCGCTGGCCAACGGCGTGTTCCTGGCGCCGGCCTACGCCGACCGCAAGATGAACGCGCCGGTCGAGATCCCGGAGCCGAACCTGTGCGTCTACGGCACGGGCGTCCCGAGCGAGCTGTTCTCGAGTTTGGATCGAGGCGCGGTGCAGGACGGGTTCCTGAACCGCTTCCTGGTGTTCCTGGTCGACGAGCAGCAGCCAAAGCGCCAGAGGGTTAGCCGGGCCGTCCCGCCAGTTGATCTAGTCGACGGCGTGAAGGCTCTCGACCTCGCCACCAAGCCGAAGGGCAACCTGCAGGGGGTAGGCAGCGGCATGGCCAGCGCCACCGGCTGCCGGACCATCCCGCACGACGCGGAGGCGTCCGAGTTCCTGGCGGCGCTGGAGGCCGAGATCGACGCCAAGGTGGCGCACCTGCGGTCGAAGTCCGACCCGCTGGTCGACCTCTGGCTGCGCTTCATCGAGCACGTGGTCAAGGTCGCCCTGATCCGGTCCGTCGCCGACGACGCGACCAGACCGACCAACGTGCACGACCTGCGCTGGGCCTACGAGCTGGTGCTCTGGTGCACCGAGCGAACGGCGGCCATCGCCGAGTCCCACGTCGCCGACAGCCAGCAGGAGGCGGCGACGAAGCGAGTGCTGCGCCTGATCGCGGGAGCCGGGCCGGGCGGGATCACGAGCGACGCCCTGACGCGGAAGACGCAGTGGCTCCGCAGCGGGGACCGGAAGGACATCCTGGCGACCCTGGAGGCCGGCAATCAGGTGGCGCGCCGAACGGTCGCGACCTCGACCAAGCCGAAGCTGGTCTTCGTCGCCCTGGCGGTGGACCAGTGAAATACGGTCGTGTCGGATTTCTTGAGGGATTCGGATTCCTCAAGCGCTCAGAACGGCGCAAAGCCCGCTGCCCGTAGGGGTTTGCGAAGATCCCTCAAATACCTCAATCCCTCACCTAGGGGGGTATTCTGTAATGGGGGCATAGTGAGGTATTGAGGTATTTGAGGGATATATATATCTCTCTTTTTTTCATATACTTACGTCCTTCTAATCCCTCAACGCCTACTAGATTCCTCAAGAAATCCGACACCACCGTATGCGGCGAGTTACAGCCGCGAGACAACCGACGCCGGGCCCCAGGTCGCCCGCACGTCCTCGGATCGCCATCGGGCGGCGGCACCTCGACCCAGGTCCCCTTCGTCGAACCTGGCGCCAACCAGCCGCCCTGCCTGCCGCGTCTGTGACACCGAACCCCCCAGTTTCGTGAGAAGCGGGCCGCGACCGGGGTGCAACCCAGCCGCGGCCCTCGGCAACCCCTGAATCGCACACAGGAGCCACCGTGCCCGTCCCATCGTCAGTCGTCCCCGTGTCCCGTGAGGTCGGACCATGATCCGCCTCGGGCATTCGTTCTTCCTCGATCCCGACTCGGACGGCTGGTGGCTGCTCGAGGTCGCCGGCAAGGACCGCGACCGTCAGACGCGGAGGTTCGGGCCGTTCACCAGCGTGCGCCACGTGCTGCAGCAGCGGCAGGTGAAGCTGCCGAAGGCAGTGAAGGCGGAGCTGCTGGAGCTCGAGGAGGCTGCAGGGGCGGGCGACGACTCAGTGGGCGAGCTGCCGGTTACCGAGGCCGGCTGAAAAGGCGAACCCTCGGAATCGCGCGCCGACTGTCGGGATGGTCCCGGTCGCACCAGACCGACCTCCCCCGAGGACCATGGACAAGACGAACCCGAGTGAGGCCGCGGCGGCCTCGTCCCCCTACCTGTCAGAGGGCATGCTGCGAGCGCAGGCCAACCCGGACTGCGCGTTCCCGGATGCAGTGCAGGTGCTGTCGCGGGAGGTCCTGCGCCTGCGCGCGCAGTGCCCTCCGACGGCGGAGGTCGAGCGGATGCGCAACGCGTTGATGGCGTGCGCCAAGGCCGCGCACCCGAATGCCTTCGGGCACATTCGTGCCGGCGACGTCCACATCGACTTCCTCTGCGAGGACGTGCAGAAGGAGGTGGGCCACCTGCGAGCCGACCGCGACGCCTGGAAGCGCACGGCCGACACGCTCGGCGGCGACCTGAACCGCATCCGTGCGCTCGTGCCGACGGCGAGCGACGAGCAGACGACGTTCGACGCGGTGCAGGCCTACCTGGAGACGATCGGCAAGGAACGTCGCGACCTCGCGGTTGAGCGCGACAAGCTGCGCAATCTGATCGCGGCAGCCGATTGCGAGTTCCTCCGGGCCGGAACTGTTCCCCTCGACGGCAAGACGGTCCCCGTCGACGCCGCGATGCGCGAGCTGGCGAATGTGGTGGCGGAGTCGAAGCGCGACCGCGCCGAGAAGCAGCAGGCGCTGCTCGACGAGATCGCGCGGCTGGTGCCGGGCAAGGGGACGCTGACCGAGCGCGTCGCCAGGCTCGCGAACTTCTACCGGGACGCACACGACGCCGACATGGACCGCTACGGCTTCGCGCAGCTGCGGCTGATCGGCGAGGACATCGGCGCGTTCTACGACCCTGGGATCGGCACGCGGAAGAGCGTCGCGAAGCTGCTGCGCGCCTACTCGGACAAGGCCTACCAGGTCGAGCGGCTGCAGTTCGAGTGCGAGGCGAGGACGGGGCGGTCGACGTGCCCCGCCACCGGCGGCGTGGTGGGTGCGTCCGACTTCCTCAAGGCCATGCGCACCACGGAGCCGAAGCCCGAGGTCGCGCGCAAGCCGGTCAGAGACCTCGTCGACGAGGCCCTCCGCATGGTGAGGGGGAAGATGCGCGAGGCGCCGAACTTCGCCTTCGACCCGGCGGAACCGCTCGGGTCGAAGGTCGCCCCCGCCACCGGCCAGCCGCGCACCGAGGTGCCGCTCGCGGCCGACGGCAGCGGGACACTGTTCGCAGATCTGGTTAAGGCTGGGAAGGCCATCTACCTCGGCGAGGTGTTCTACAAGGCGCTCGAACACGCCGACCCAGACTTCTTCGGCAGCCCGCAGTTCCTCGACGGCAAGACGGACGAGGAGTCGCGGTATCGCCACCTCTACTGCGCCGTCAGGGAGCTGGCCAAGGTCGTCGAGCGCATCGGGGCGCGGTGACCGAGCGCCGGAACAGCCGCGAGCGCGCCGAGGCCCTGTTCGCCGAGAACCAGGGGCTCGTGCGCTGGATCGTGCGCCAGAAGCGCTTCGGCGATCTGTTCCGGCAGCACCGCATGGACGTCGACGACGCACTGCAGGTCGCCAGCATGGGCCTGTGGCACGCGTGCCAGCGGTTCGACGCGTCGCGCGGCATCAAGCTGTCGAGCTACGCCGTGCATTGCGCGCGCGGGTTCCTGTTGACCGCGCTGAAGCTGCAGCGGTTCGGCGTGGCCAACCCCGTCGACGGCGGCATCGACCTGACTAGGTTCCAGCTGGTGGGCGAGCGCCGGGACCTCGACCGGGCCGCCGGCGACGAGACGCTGGACGATGCCGTGCGCGCCGAGCAGGTGGCCGCCGTGCGCGCCGCGGTCGCGAGCCTGCCGGGTCGCCTCGCTCGCATCATGCAGATGCACATGGCCGACGCGACGCTGGACCAGATCGGCGCCGAGTTCGGGTTCACGCGCGAGCGGGCGCGGCAGCTGGTCGTGAAGGCGAAGGATCGGCTGCGGCGGTTGCTCAGCCGGCACCACGAAGAGGGAGACGCGTTCGATGCTGCGTGAGCAGAAGCCTCGGCCGAGCGCCGTGCGTGTCGTCGACCGCGACACCGGCAAGCCGATCCTCCTGGCGTTCGACCAGGAGACGTTGCGCCGGGTGCTGGTCGAGGCGATGGCGCGGGTTCGCGGCCCGCGCCCGCGCCTCGCTACCTCGGGCGCATGACCAAGCCCGAGACCCGTCCCCACCAGCTGCTCGCCGAGGCGCTCGCCGCCATCGTCTGCGCCGCGATCGCCGCGCGTTTCTTCCGTCGCGAGAAGCCGGCGACCGGCGGCGACGTCGCGCCCCGCGAGTGCCTCGTCTCCTTGGCCGACTTCCTGCACCTCGCCCAGATGCCGGCGGAGAAGCGCTGGTTCGACGAGCACGTGCGGGCGGTCGCTGGGGGCGTTGTCGACGACTTCGAGGGCCGCGGCGTGCCGCACTCGTTCGTCGCGCCCACCTGGAACCGCGACGGCGCCACGGTGCTGGGCGACCACATCGCCAGCGCGAACAGCGACGGGCCGGTTGTGCGCGTGGTGGTGTTTGAGGAGGCGAACCACCTGCCGCGGATCGCGGTGCTCTACTCGCCGCGCTTCGCCGCCGAGGGTTCGCCAGCCGTCGCGCCGCCCGCGTAGACCCGCCGGCATGCACCGATTCCCCCTGCTGGTCCTCCTGCTGTGCTGCCTGCTCCCCGCACAGGTCGTGCGCGTCGCCAACCTCGCACCGGTCCCGTTCTCCGGCTGGAAGCGCACTGTGGCCGACATCGCGCCGCCGCACCAGGCCGGCGCCGTCGGCGACACGATCTACGTCGTCGGTCGCGCCGTCGGGCTCGAGACCCGCGTGGTGGACCTGCGCGTGACCCTCGCTGCCGGCGAGGAGCGCAGCATCGACCTCGCCGCGTCGACGCCGATCGAGTGGACCCTGGCGCCGCTGCCCGCCGACCCGCTGGCGCACTTCGGCGGCGCCTGCACGCTCGCCGGCGAGCCGCTGCAGCTGGTGGGCCTGCAGCCGGACGGCGCTGCGTGGTCTGCCACGATGCGCGGCCGCGTCGGCCGCATGTTCGTGTGCACCGTCTGGGTGCCCTGGTATCCCGACCAGCCCGGCTGGGCGCAGGGCGAGTGCGCGGTGATCGCGAGCAACCCCGGCGTGCCCGACATGGTCGCGACCGCGCCGCCGAACGCGTTCCTGCAGTTCGGCAACGCCTTCACCTTCCTGCCAGGCCGAGGCGTCGCGCCGTTCCTGCAGGCCGGCGACACGTTCGCCGATGGCCAGGGCCGCGTCGCCCCGGTGACGTTCTTCTGGCTGCAGCACCTGCGGCAGGCGACCGACTTCGCCTCCGTGGGCGCGGTCGCGAGCTGCGGTGTCGGCGCGGTCGGCGTCTCGCGCGTCTGGGCAGACGGCAACCCGACTTACCCGGCGTCGTTCGACGCGCGCAGCTGGACGGCTCAGCGGTTCGGCGAGAGCGCGCGCCGGCTGTGGACGTGGGACGTGCCGGTCATCGGGCCGGCGATCCGCAGCAACGACAGCGGCGGCCAGGAGGAGCAGTTCTGGACCCGCGGCGAGCCCATGCTGCAGGCGGGCGCCGAGTGGGTGCTGCTGTTCTCGTCGCTGAAGCTGCATGGCGAGCGGCCATGCAACCACCACGAGATCGGCGGCGAGCCGCTGGACCTCGACCGGCACACGTCGCCGCGCCTGCTGTTCTGGGACGGGCGGCCGCACACGAACGCTTCGGCCAACCCTGCCGGACTGCTCGGCAAGCCACGGCCGCTGAGCGAGGAATCAGGGGAGGCGCGCGGCCGCTACGGGCCCGACAACGAGCACTTCCTGGCGCGCACGCTGACCGCGAGCGCTCGCTACACGGGCTCGCCGGCCGCGCAGTACCTGCTGGGGCAGATGGCCCGCGCCTACCTACTGCAGCGGACGGCGGAGCCCGGCTGGTCGACCAGCGGCATCTTCGGCCAGCGCGAGATCGGCTACGAGGGCGAGTTCGTCGTCGACGTCCACCTGAACCTGGAAGACCGCGCGCTCGCCGCACGCGTCGTGCAGCGCTGGCGCGAGCGCATGGAGCGCATCCTGATCCCGCAGCTGTCGTCGAAGCCCGGCGACGTCTGGTTCACGTTCGAGAACGACGCGCGCATCGGCGACGGCGTCGGCAAATGGTGGCAGCCGTGGATGCAGGCTCACGCCGCGATCGGCATGGACGACGCCTGCCGCATCGTCGGGCCGGCGGCCGGTCGCGCGCTGGCTCTGCGTGGCGCGCGTGCGGTTCTGCGTGACGGGTTCACGCTGCGGAATGGGCAGTGGGTGTCGCACGACCACGTCGCGCTGGACGGCCGCAAGGGCACAAACGGCTCGCTCTACCTGTTCGGCACGCCGGGAGCCGTCGCGGTGGTGCTGCGGCACGATCCCGAGAACGCGCAGGCTCGCGCGATCCTGCAGCAGATGCGGGCGGCGGGTGGCGGGACGTGGATGCCGCCGGGGGTGCAGTGATGGACGCGCTTCGCGACGAACGCGTTGCGGCAGCGGTGCTGGAGGCAGTTCGCCTCGGCATCGACGACGCCGTCTACCGCAAGCAGGACAAGTGGCGCAGCTTCCCGGCGACCCTGATCGGCGTCGACCTCTACGCGCTGAAGATCGAGCTGGAGAAGTCGGTCGAGCAAGCCATGTCGATCTGCCTGCGCAGCGCTCTGGGAATGGAGCCGGCGCCGATGCGGACCGAGGTGCGCTGATGCCAGTCCAACGCACCTATGGCGCCGACGGCTACATCGAGCGCGACGGCGACCGCATGTCGACCTGGATCTGGGGCGACCCGAAGCCGAAGACCATCGCGCAGCAGGTCGACGAACGCCTCGTCGCCGAGATCCAGGATGCCAACGGCATGCCGCGCGTCATCTCGCTGCTGGAGGAGATCCGCGACCGGCTCGCCGGTGTGCGGCCGACGATCCACGTCCCGACGGCGGACGAGTGCCTGCGGTTCGGCGGCAAGGAGGTGCGCTGATGCACGGCGAGAAGCTGCACCAGTTCAACCTGAGCGACTTCGGCGACATCACGCCGACGTTCCCGACGCAGGGCGTGACCGAGGCCATCCGAGAGCATCGATTCGCCCGCACGGCCATCGACCGCATGCAGGCCGAGTGGGAGCGCAAGCGTGTGATGCGCGGCGAGGCGGCGAACTACCAGCGGGGGCGGAGCTGATGGGCTTCTACTGCGACGGATGCGGGCGCGGCCAGCGGCGCAACAACCCGCCCGACGTCTCGCCCTACGACCTGCAGGTGCACCGCCGACCGAACGGTGACGAGCACTGGCTGTGCACCCGCTGCCAGCCACGCGCGTTCGGCTCGGTGCCTGTCGACGTCGTGGAGCAGGTCGCGGCGGACCGGTCGAAGCACGCGGGCGGGCCGAGGGTGCTTCAGTCGTCCTGACCGACCTCGGCCTCTCGGTGCGCAGCAGCCCACAGCGCGCGCCATCCCGCGAGGTCCGTCGGTGCGCCGTCGACGGATCGCCACCGCGGAAGCGCAGCGAGCGCCGACAAGCTCTCGATGGGCTCCTTGCCGTGCAGGCCGAGCAGCACGCGACGCAGCGTTGACGGTGCAAGCTCCGAGTCGACGGCGAGCAGGTCGAGGCCGTAGAGCTTGCCGAACTGCCAGGCGGTGAGGGGCGGTGCGAGTCCGGCGTCGGTGAGCAGCGCACGCCGCTTCTCGTCGTCGGTGCGCTCGCCGTAGCCGCGCAACTTGGGGGCAGACTTCTTCTTGGTGGCCATGGTGGTGTTCGGAATCATGCATTTCGGTTCAGGAAAAGCCAGCCGCACCCCTCAGGTGCGGTAGGCGAAGAAGCCTTCCTCCGCGAAGCTGTAGTAGCGGGCGGTCCCGATCACGATGTGGTCGAGCAGCGGGATGCCGAGCAGCTCGCCGGCAGCGCGGATGCGGTCGGTCACCGCGCGGTCCTCGGCGCTCGGCGTCGGGTCACCGCTCGGGTGGTTGTGCGCGATCAGGACGGCCGAGGCCGCCAGGGCGACCGCCGGGCAGAACACTTCGCGCGGCGAGACCAGCGTGGCCTCCGCCGTGCCGATCGAGACCTGATACACGGCCAGCGGCTTGTTCCGAGCGTCGACGTAGACCGCGACCATCATCTCGCGGGGATCGTTTGCGACGAAGGTGCGCACGAGGTGCGCCACGTCGGTGCCGCTGCGCATCGTGTACGGCTCGGCGGCAGTCTCGCGAACGAGGGTCACCTTCACCTTGCGCCAGCTCTTCAGTTCCTTGGTTGCCATGCCCTGAAGTGTCCACTGGGCGCCCTCGCTTGTCGAACGATAATGAAAAAAAGTGAACGAGAATGAAGGAAGCGGGAGGGGCATCGGCTACTTTGGGGGCATGGAAAGCAACGCACTGAACCTCCCGCTGATCGCCTCCTACACCCGCGCCGAAGCCATCGAGGACGGCGCCCTGGTTGACGTCACCACGCAGGCCCGCGAGACCCTGAGCGGGTTCCGGGTGCCCGTCGCCGTGACCTCGGCCGTCTGGGGCGCGATCGAGGCGATCCCGGCCAGCCTGAGCCACCAGGACATCGCCGGCCGCCTGCACGACGTGCTGTGGATGGCGTTCTCGGCGGCACGCGTGGCGCGTGATTCGTCGTCGGTGCTGTTCCGCGTGATCTTGCCGAGCCGCGGCACCCGCCAGCGCATCCGCACGATGCGGTGCGACATCGGCCCTGGCGATGCCGGCGAGGCGGTGGTGACGATCGGCTTCCCGGAGGACTTCTGATGACGAGCGCCGCGCTCGTTCCATCCTGCAGCGCCGAGGCGATCCAGGCCGAGCGCGACGCCGTCGTGCGCTGGGCCGAGCAGGTCGGCGCGCTGATCCGCTCCGCACCCGCGAAGGCGCCGAAGCTGCACATCGACGAGCATCGGTGGGGCCGCGAGGAGTTCTCGGTGGCCCGCGTGACGCGGGATGCCGACGCCCACGCGTGGGATCGGCTGCTGCGCGAGTCCGGGCTCTGGTCGTTCATGGATGCCCAGGCGCGTGAGGAGTGGCGCGCGCAGATCAACGGGCCGAACCACCACGGCGCGAAGCTGCCCGACCTGCCGGCGTTCACCGTGGCCGCGGCTGAGGACGTGGCGCGAGGCATTCACGAGAAGCGCGGCGCCATGGTGGCTCGCGGCGTCGAGGAAGTGCACCGCCGCCTGTCTGGCGACTACAAGTCGAACGAGCCGGCGCGCTTCGGTCCTCGCATGGTGCTGCGGCACCTCGGCCACTGCTGGGGATCCGGCAAGTGGCTCAGCATCTCGCACGAGACCTGCGACCGGCTCGACGACCTCGCGCGCCTCCTGCGCCTCGCGCGAGGCATCCCGGAAGACGACCACCGGCGAGGCTGCTGGCACCAGCTCAGCGACGCATCCAACTCGGCGCCGTGCGTGGTCGAGCTCGAGTTCTTCAGGGTCAAGGTGTTCAAGAACGGTAACGGCCACCTGTGGTTCCGCTTCCCCGAGGACATCGCGCGCCTGAAC